CACGAAGGAATTATTTACAAAGCAACTAACTTTGAGAAAGTCGGTATGACAAAGTATGACAAAGTAATCATACATGAAGGTAAAAGATATCACGACAAAACAATCAGAACAAAAGATGCTCATGGGAATTTAAAACCCTTTGCACAAAAGATTAAGAAAGCATTAGAAGAAGGAACTGCATACTTTCACAAAACAAAAGGTAAGAACGTATACGTCTATGATTTATAGTTGGAAAACCGTTCTAGTCACAATTAGTGTTCTAGTCGGTCTCAAAATTTGGAACCCTTACATTGTAGAGAATATACAGTGGTCGTGGTTTGATTTTTTACATCAAACGCAAGAGAAGGTTCATGTAGACGATATCATCTTAGTTGATATAGATGAGAAGACACTAGAAAAGTACGGACAATATCCACTACCAAGAAACATATATGCTGACTTGATGTTAGAATCACACTGGAGTAATACACATGTATTTACTCAGTTGTTTAAAGAACCCGATAGACTTGGTGGTGATGAAGAGTTCGCTGAAGGTCTTGCAAATCGTCTTTCTATTTTATCTTCAGCACCAACACTACAGAAGGACACAGGGTCAGCACCCTTTGTTAACACTTCAGTGTTCGGTGGGGGTGTAATTGCAGATAACATCTGGCAGTTCTCAGGAATTGCTTCACCAATCAGGATACTCCAAGACAATACATACGGAGTTGGAGTAAGTGTAACTACACCTAGTGTTACAGGAACAGCAAACTTTGATGGTACAACTCGCTCTGCACCCCTTATAGTTCTTGCAAATGACCAAGTCTATCCAAGTGTTGCACTAGAGACACTTAGAGCATTACAAGACCAACCAAATTACCAAGTCCGTGTTACCGAATCAGGTATTGAGTGGATACGAATGGGAAGGTCTAAACCAATAGAGACCACACCAACTGGTGATGTAATGATATCGTATTGGAATCACTTCAATAGAGTTAGTGCTTCCGAACTTTCTAATACTGAGTATGAGAATAAGATTCTGATATGGGGTCTAACTGCTGAAGGTCTGAATAATCCAGTCTCAACTCCAGTGGGTGTATTATATCCTCACGAAGTACAAGCGAACCTAATCCAAACCGTCTCGCAAGAAGTTCGTATACAACAATCCTACTATCTCGAATTTTTAGAAGTCGTTCTTTTGGTTGCAATGCTTCTAAGTATTCTAATCGTGGTCTACAATGTTCCCACAATTCTTTCGGGGATAGTGAGTCTAGGAATTGTTGGATTTCAGGTGGGTGGGGGTTTCTATTTGTGGACTTCGTCTTTCGTTCTTTTCGATACTTTCTACTCATCGATAGCCTCCTTGATGGTTTTCGGACATGCTTCCTTCAACAAATACTATACAACTTATCAACTCAAGGAACAAATTAAGAAGCAGTTCCAAAAGTATTTATCGCCTGACATGGTTGACGAACTCGCAAAACACCCCGAAAAATTGAGACTCGGTGGAGAAAGAAAGGAAATGACATTCATGTTCATGGACATATGTGGATTCACTCCTATCAGTGAACACTATAAGAACAACGATGACCCCGAAGGATTGGTTGAATTGATAAACAAGTTCTTAGATGTACAAACCAAGATTATCATAAATAATAAAGGAACCATAGACAAATATATGGGCGACTGCATCATGAGTTTTTGGAATGCTCCCTTGGATTGTGAAGACCACGCTGACCTCGCCGTTAAATCTGCAGAAGAAATATTACATGCAACTAAAAAACTAAATGAAGAATTATCTCCTCTCAATCTGCCTCCTATTAATGTCGGTATCGGTATTAGCACAGGAGAGTGCATTGTCGGGAACATGGGGTCAGAAGTTAGATTTGACTATTCCGTCATTGGAGACGCCGTCAACCTTGGGGCTAGACTCGAAGGACAAACAAGAAATTATAATGGGGTTGACGTGTTGTTATCGGAACGAACTTATCAACTATGTCCAACAAGAGCATTTAAACGAGTTGACCGTATCCATGTTAAAGGAAAGGAAGAGCAGGTCACAATATACACTCCATTGGAAACTAGTTGACCCACCTTCTAATCTAGACTGGACAATCTTTTACACTTTACAATTCTTAGATGTAGCGACTACAGTCAAAGGTTTAACATATGACTGTGTCACGGAAGCGAATCCAATATTCGGAAAGAACCCATCTGCTGATAGATTAATCATTTACAAATTAGGATTGTTGACACCAGCAATAGAATATGATAGAAGACATGGTCAATTAAATCAAGCATCTATACAGTCAACTAATACATTTATGCTATTTGTCATAGCTAATAATATCAATGTCATTCAGAAAGCATCTAATAGATGTGGAAAAAGATAACTTTTTTTCAAAAATCCCCTTGATTTAATTATAAAGATACCTATATAATAGTAGTAGGAGAGAACTTCAAAAGAGCTCGGACTTGGAACTAGGATTGGGCAACGCCGACAACTAGTGACCCCAAGTCTTAAAAAGAGCTCGGTTCTCGACTACACCTAATGCTCAGTAGAGGTTAGGTAATTTTAATCTTGCTTAATAAAGGAGAAAAGCTATGACTATATACGATGACGTATTTGGGAAAACCTTCCCATTCGCAATTGGGTTCGACAGAACTCTTCAACTACTAAACAACGCTGACGTTACACAAGACAGCACAAACTATCCACCTTATAATATTGTAAAGCACGATGCAGAAAGTTTCAGTATCGAACTTGCAGTAGCTGGATTTAGTAAAGACCAAATAACTATCACAAAAGAGAAAGCGGTTCTTACTATTGAAGGTAAATCAGACAAGGGTCAGGATGAGATGGTTTACATTCACAAAGGACTTGCATCTAGAAACTTCAAAAGAAAGTTCACTTTGGCAGACGACATCAAAGTTGAATCTTCCGAGATGATAGACGGCATTCTATTTGTGTATCTTGCTAGGGAAATCCCCGAAGAAGACAAACCACAAACTATAGAAATATCCTAAAAAACATCTTTACGATACACCCTTTATATTGTATACTGGGTGTATCTTCTAATAATAGAAGAATGTATACAGGAGAAAACTATGTTAACAGTAGGAGATAAAATCCCACAAGTCAATCTGCCAGTAAGAGTAGATGGTGACTTTAGAACACTGGATACTTTGAAACAAGTAGAAGGTAAAAGGGTAATTATTTTTGCACTGCCAGGCGCATTCACTCCAACATGTTCTGAACAACAACTGCCAGGATTCGATGGAATGTTTGAGCAGTTTGATGAAAAAGGTATTGAAGAAATTTATTGTGTTTCTGTTAATGATACTTTCGTTATGAATAGTTGGTTTGAGCATCAAGATGTTCAGAGAGTTTACCCACTGCCAGATGGTAACGGTGAGTTCACTGAAGCAATGGGTGCCAGTGTAGAAAAATCTAATCTAGGATTTGGAATTAGGTCTTGGAGATATGCAATGGTTGTAAATGACGGAGTCATTGAGGCAATCTTCTCAGAAGAAGGTCAAGATGATAACATCAATCACGACCCATATGAAATCTCAACGCCAGAAAACGTACTAGAGAACCTTTAAAATTATGGAACTGAGTAGGGAAGACACCCTGTGGGTAGCAAGCAAGCTTGTTAACTACTTCGCAGACTTCGGTAGGATTGACGATTATTTTCGTGCAAGAAAAATCGAAAGAGTTAAAGACTTACCAGCACCATTATTTGGATTCGGTCTTGAGGATGACATGTTTCAAAACTATGACATGCATCCTCGGGACATGAATTTTGAGGTCACAACAATACCCAACGAAACATTTGATGCAATGTTAGAAAAGACTGCATCATTCTCGCCTGATGAATCGCCAGGCAAGACTATGAAACTTGTGGTCAAAGAGACCAACACAAACACAGTGGTAGGATTCATTAGGTATGGGTCACCACTCATTAATTCAAAACCAAGAAATGATTACCTTGGTTCTACACCCGACTTAGACATATTCAACAAACGTGCAATCATGGGATTCAATATTGTTCCCGTACAACCTTTTGGATATAATTATCTTGGTGGTAAACTTCTTGCAGCTATATGTTGTTCACACGAAACACGTAGAATGTTGAACGCTAAATATAACACAGAGTTCTGTTTGTTTGAAACAACATCTTTGTATGGTAACATCAAAGGTGCAAGTATGTACGATGGTATGAGACCATTCTTAAGATACAAGGGTGACACACAGAGTAAGTTTTTACTTACACTAGGTGAAGAACTATACTTTGAACTAAGGGATTGGTTCACTGATAGAAACGATGGAGAAGATTTGATACACAAAGGTGCTTCATCACGTAAACTAAAAATGCAAACTAAGATGGTTAGTTTGGTTAAGCAGAATTTAAAGAAACATGATATGGTAGGATACGAACACTTCTGTAAAGCAATTGAAAGTGCAAGTGGTGTTACTACACAGAAGAGATTCTACATGTCAGAATGGGGATACAGTAATACAAAAGATGTGTTACTTGGTAAGACTGATAAACTAATCAAAGCAGAGAACTTTGATAGATTTGAAATGGATGGTATCCTCGCATGGTGGAAGAAACATGCTAGTAAGAGATTTGATAATGTGGTTGCACAAGGAAGAAACAGAACAGAGTTAGAAGTGTGGAACCAAGAAACTATGAACAAGATTGATATTATAAGATGAGGAAAGGGTTTACATGTGGTGCTTTCGACCTGTTACATGCTGGTCATTGTGTCATGTTAAAGGAAGCAAAAGGTTTACAAACAGACCCAAGTATCGATAGACAAGAAAAGAATCAACCAGTACAGTCAGTGTATGAAAGATACATACAACTACAAGCAGTCAAGTACGTAGATGAAGTGATACCATATGACACTGAACAGTCATTGCTAGATTTAATTGAGTCAACAGAGTTTCATATAAGATTCGTAGGTGAAGATTATGTGAATAAAGATTTTACAGGAAAAGGATTACATGAAATCTATTACACCAATAGAAAACATTCCTTCTCTACAACTAATTTGAGAAACAAAGCGGGACTAGTATAACGGTCATTACGAGGGGTTACCAACTCTTAGATAACAGTTCGATTCTGTTGTCCCGCTCCAATATATTATGCTAGATAACTTTTACACAGAGAAAACATACCAAAAGACAATTAGGATACTAGTGTATCCTAACATCACATGGCAAAAGAATCTAGAACAAGATTCATATGTACAGGTGTTGAAGAATATGATTCGAGAAACACAACACGAACCATTCTTCTGGCATATCATATCACCAACTCACATAGATGGATTGACATTTGACAATACAGAACAGTATCTATTACCAGTTCCCACATATCCACCAGTGATGAGAGCACACTTTGATGTGGAAGCAGTGAGAAGACTAGTAGGACATGATAAAGACTTTGATATTATTATGTCACACTTGCCAGAACACACTCACCAGTTAGTTAACACAATCTATAACATGACACATCATACACCAAAGGTTATTGGTTATTCACATTGGTTTGACTTTGACCATATTGTCGCATGGCACAAAGGAACATTCAATCAAAATGCTACTGGTCTACTGGAGTATGATAGGTGTTATATTAATACACAATGTCAGAAAGATATGGTGTTGAATCAAGCAAGAGATACATTCAATGAGAAGACTGTAACGAAACTAGATAACATTTTAAAAGTACAACACTTAGGTGTTCATGATGAAGACATAGTTTCGGTAAACACAAGACCTTCAAGAACTATAGTGTTCAATCATAGATGTGAGAAATATAAACACTTCGATGAGTTTATTGCTTTGATGGATGCCTTATGGGAACAACGACAAGACTTCAAAGTTTGGGCACCATTGTTTGATGGTAGTTTCAGTAAACCATATCTATCAAATGAAAAGTTTGACAAGAAGGGATACTATAAAAAACTAAATGATTGCTATATGGGTTTTGCACCCAAACAAAAGTATGGTGGTTGGAGTGTTGCAGCTACAGATGGAATGATGAATGGATGTCCGTACATATTCTATGAAGGTGATTACTATCATGAACTGCAAGACAACGCTGACTTCTTTACTACAGATGATGAGTCACTTAGACTTATCAATGAATATCTAGATGATATTGATTTAAGAAATGATAAAGCGATTCAAGCACAAGATTGGTTGAGAACTCATCTATTGTATAGTGCTGAGATGGACAAGATGTGTGATGAAATTAAATCACTTCTATCAAAAGCAGTATCATCACCTAAAGTAGATGAACTTGTAGAGTATGTAAAGGAACATAAGTCAGTAACTAAGAGAGAATTATTTGATACAATGGGATGGGGAAGAGGAATCAAGTGGACACCTTACAGACGTGCCTTGATGACACACCCAAACATATATGACACTACTAGTAGTGAATCAACATATAACTGGAGAGAAGAATGAGTCAGCCTCTATTTGAAGAAGGTGTCTATTGTGTAGTAGACAATGACAAGGCAGAGTTAGCAGGTATCAAAATCTTAACAGGTGAGTATGAGGGAACTATCTATTCATACGGACAAGTTGGTTTTGAGGATGGTAAACCACACATAAATTTTGAAAGAAACTTTCATATAGTTCCCGAAGGTAAAACTTTAGATGAACTAAATACCAGCGAAGAATTAAATCAATTGATAGGTGATATCCTTGTGGAACTCATCTCTCATCAAATCGCTAAGGAAGAAAATAATGAACAAAGAAGTATTGAAGGAACAGATTAAACGACACGAAGGAGAAGTCCTTGAAGTGTACGCTGATTCACTTGGTTATTTAACACTAGGTGTTGGTCACTTAATTAAAGAAGGTGATGCAGAGTATGGACAACCTGCTGGTACACCAGTATCACAAGAAGTGGTTGACGCTTACTATGAAGCAGATTTTGATAAGCACGTAGAAGAAACTATCCATGTATTCGAATCAAAAGGTGGAGAAGATTTCTATAGTCTACCCGAAGAGATTCAACATGTACTAGTCAATATGACATTTAACCTAGGTGGAACAAGATTCAGTAAGTTCAACAACATGTGGAAAGGTGTTGTCGCTGGTGACTGGGAAAAGATGGCAGTTGAAATGGAAGATAGTAGATGGTTCGGACAAGTTGGTAGAAGGTCAGTAGAACTTCAACAAATGGTTCGTTCTTGTGGCTAGAGAAATACTCGCAGTAAAACTTATCGGTGGTGAAGTCGTGATGGGATACGTCACGAAGAAAGGTTTTGGTAAGGAAATCATCATCGAAGAAGCACAAGAGTGCTTAATAACTTACTCAGAAGGTAGAGCAGAAGTAGAACTCGCACCTTGGAATCCGTACGCTATGGATTATACATTCACCGTACCATACCATGCTGTAGTTACTACATTCAAAGTGAGACCGAATTTAGAAATTAACTACAAGAAAAGTACAGGTAATATTAAGGAAAGATAATGGCAGATTTATTAAGAGCATTAGAAAAGAAGTTAGAGGGTGACATCGCTGTTCACACTGCTAACTGTATGGTGTATCAATCCAATCCAACAGGTATTGGTGAACACCCCGAAATCGTACAAGCATTAGAAACAGAAATTGACAAACTTGCTGATGCACAAGACAAACTCAAAACAGTAAAGGAATTACTACATCCTACACCAAAACACCTTGCCGAATAACGGTTAGTCTGTTATACTTACAGGATGGATTATTATACTAACGTTTGTCGTACACGTGACAAAATCCTCGTTCGAGGTTATCAAGGTGATAAACAGGTCAAGCAGAAGATTGACTACAGACCTAAACACTACATTCCATCTAACTCAACTCAATGGGTGGTGCAAGAAAGTTTAGAGAGAAGTATGATGGTACTGCTGGTTTTGAAATTCATGGGTATGATAGATACATCTACACATATATCGCAGAGAGATTTCATGGTGACATAGAGTTTGATGCAAAACAAATCAAAGCTGCTGTACTAGATATCGAGTGTGAGTGTGAAGATGGATTCCCCGACCCACGTTACGCCCAAGAAAAGATAAACGCAATCACAATCAAACCAATTGGTAAACCAGCACGTGTGTTTGGAATCGGTGATTGGGAACACGGTAAAGATTACGTATACTATCCTTGCAGAGACGAAGCACACTTGATGACTGAGTTCATGAAGTATTGGAGGTCAGAAGCATTTGATATTATCACTGGTTGGAATGTAAACTCATTTGATATCACTTACATCTGTAACAGAATCGATAGACTGTTTGGTGAAGGTGAACACAAGAAACTATCACCGTGGGGAATGAGTGATGTAAGAGAGTTCACAACCATGGGTTATCAAAAACAAATGGTGTTTACACTCTATGGTGTAAATGTTCTTGACTACCTAGAACTATATCGTAAACACACCTTTGTCAATCAAGCATCATACAAACTAGACCACATTGCTGAGGTAGAACTTGGTAAGAAGAAACTAGATTATTCAGAACATGGTTCACTCCATACACTATACAAACAAGACTATCCAAAGTTCCTAGAATACAATGTGATGGACGTTCTTCTTGTTGAGGAACTAGATGACAAACTTGGTTTCATTGAACTTACAGAGACAATGGCATACAATGCTAAGTGTAACTATGCAGATGTTTTTGGAATGGTTAAGTATTGGGAAACCATTATCTACAACTTCTTGAAAGAACAGAAGATACAAACACCACCACAACAACTGAGAAGTAATGGGGATAAACTCAAACCTATTGCTGGTGCGTATGTTAAGGAACCACAAGTCGGTGGTCACAACTGGGTTATGTCGTTTGACTTGAACTCACTGTATCCACACTTGATTATGCAGTTCAACATCTCACCCGAAAAGATGGTGAGTGGCATAAGACAAGACGTTAGTGTAGAAAGAATGTTGAACAAAGAGTGTAACCTTGATGATGTGTATAGACTAGGACACACTGTTACACCTAACGGAGTCATGTTCAAAAGAGACAAACAAGGATTCCTGCCTGAACTCATGGAGAAGTTCTATGATGAACGTAAGGCATGGAAGAGAAAGATGATTGGGTATCAGAAGGAGAAAGAAACCTGTACTGATATCAAACGTAAGAGAGAACTTGATACACTTATCAAACATGCTTACAACAACCAACAGGTCAGAAAGATTGCACTCAACTCTGCTTATGGTGCTCTTGCAAATCAATACTTTGCATTCTTTTCTATCGACCTTGCAGAGGCAATTACTATGTCGGGTCAGTTGGTCATCAAGTGGGCAGAGAAAACAATCAATGATTATCTAAACAAAGTACTAAAAACAAATCAAGACTATGTTATCGCAATGGATACAGACTCAGTCTATATCACGATGGATAAACTAGTACAACAAGTGTTACCCGATGCATCTACAGAACAAGTCGTAGACTTTCTATGTAAGGCAGAGAGTCAATTAGAAACTGTACTTGAAGATGGATTTATAGACTTCGCAAAATACACTAATGCTTTCCAACAGAAAATGGAGATGGGACGTGAAGCAATTGCAGACCGTGGTATATGGACTGCAAAGAAAAGATACATCTTAAACGTCCATGACATGGAAGGTGTGAGATTTGCACAACCAAAACTAAAACTCATGGGTATTGAAACTGCAAAGAGTTCTACACCACAGTGGGTACGTACAAGACTTGAAGAAGCAATCAAGATTGTTATGCAAGGAACAGAAGAAGAGTTATGGGATTACGTAGAGACTGCAAGGAAAGAATTCAGACAACTACCACCCGAACAAGTATCATTCCCTAGAGGTTGTAACAATCTTGGTCAGTACAGTAACATGAACACTATCTATACTAAAGGAACACCGATTCATGTTCGTGGTGCTTTACTTTTCAATCATCATCTGAAGAACAAGAACCTAGATAGACGTTACGAAACAATCAAGGAAGGCGATAAGATTCTATTCTCATATCTAACACTACCGAATGTATTCAATGAGAATGTTATATCCTATGTTGGCACACTTCCAAGAGAGTTTGATTTACATAGATTCATTGATTACGATATGCAGTTTGAGAAGTCATTCTTAGAACCTCTAAAGAATATTGCAGAACGTATTGGATGGCATACAGAACCCGTTGCATCATTGGATAGTTTCTTTGGATGAAAACATTTGTAATAACAATCATGGATTTGCCAGAGAGCATTGATTCTGCTATTACGACAGCAAACACATGTTCTTTATATGGTCTCAGTGCAGAACTATTTCCTGCTACAGTTCCCGAAGATAATCCAACAGAGATTATACACAGAATACTAGGTAGAGAAATAAGTACAAACGTACTGAGATTAGAAGATAGAATGGATAGAGTTCTATCATGTCTCGCATCACAGATGAGATTGTGGGAATGGTGTGCTTGTGATAAGAATAGTGAAGACTTTCTTATACTAGAACATGACGCCCGAATGATTGCACCTATGCCTGATATAGAAGTGGACGGAGTTATCAGTCTTGGTAAACCATCATTCAATGAAGAACAACATTCTACACATTCATGGAAAGACGGTATCAATATACTAGAAGGTCAACACAGACACTTCTATGGTAACCACGCAATACTCATGAGTCCAGCAGGTGCAAAGGAAGTACTAGAAAGAATGAGAGACCCTAGTCTCAGATTCTTACATCCTGCTGACTTATTAATGAAACCATCTATTATGGGAGAAGGGTTGCTCAAAGAATACTATCCATTCCCATTTGATGTAGAAGAAAAGTTTACAACTGTACAGGGAGATAGGGGGACATCAATTAAAAACAATGTTCCCGATGATTATCAACAATTATGAAATCATTTGTAATTACACTTAAGAATAACGAACGTTCGAATGAATCCGCCAATAAGTGTATATACAGTGCAACACAACACGGTGTTACCGACATACAAAAGTTTACTGCAACAGAACCATCTGATTGGAAGATAGTACTGGGTAACGTAAAGAATACGTTTGGAATATATCCAAACCCCGATGCTGTAGGTGCTTGTTTTGCATCACACTACAGACTATGGAAACATTGTGTCAATCTAAATGAAGCGATTCTTATACTAGAACATGATGCAATATTTGTAGATGAACTTCCTAGATTACATAACTTTACTTGTGTTACACTAGGTAGACCATCATATGTAAGATTCCATGAACTCGACCCTACTAGTATACCACGCCCAGGGCTAGGGACACTAAAGACAAAACACATGTTAGGTCACCACGCATACTGTATCACACCAAACACCGCTCGGGAGTTTATCAGAGATGTCAAAGAAGCGAAACGACCACTAGAACCAAACGATTTATGGATGACCTTGGAACACTATCCACACTTACAAGAGTATTATCCGTTTCCCGTAATCGCAGACACAGAGTTCAGTACAGTACAAGGAGAAATACTAGAAGGGAGTGAACTCAAAAAGATACAACAATTTCCTACTAGGAAACAATATGAGTTTCTCAAAGAATATTATCCACAATGCTTAGAGAGACAAAGTATAGAGTTTATAAAACCATAAATATGAACATGTATCAATATAATGTAAAAATATCTAAAGTGGTGGACGGAGACACGGTTGATGTGGACATCGACCTAGGTTTCAGTACAGTTCTCAAAAAACAAAGAGTACGTATGATGGGTATCGACACGCCTGAAAGTCGTACTAGAGATTTAGTAGAGAAGAAGTTTGGGAAGGCTGCAAAGGCACATCTCAAAAAGATATTACAAGCAGAAAATATAACCCTAGTGTCACATGACAAAGGAAAGTTCGGAAGAATTCTTGGAGAACTTTTTGTAAATGGTGAAGAAATATCAGTGAATCAAAGAATGATAAACGACCACCATGCTGTACCTTATACTGGGGATAACAAAGACCTAATAGAGGAAATGCATCTCAAGAACCGAAAGGTTTTATTGGAGAACGGCACCGTTGAATTATGACAATATCGCTCATGGATATCATATACATAGTCGCAATTAGTGGAATTGTCGGCGCTCTTTATATGATAGAGTCCCAAGTTAAGGCAATCAAAGTCATGATGGAAGAACACATCAAGTTTGATGAGAAGATGTGTGATGACCTTAGATTAGTCGAACAAAAAATTAAAGAAAAGAAGTAAAACCCCCTTGTCAGATAACTGATTTCATCCTATAATGGTAATACATTATGAGAGGTGTATTATTATGAGTTTTTTAAAAGATTTAGTAAAAGCATCGGGTAACGAATATGCTAATATCGTTGCAGACGGTGTTGCAGCTGGTGATGTAGATTCCTTTGTTGACACAGGAAGTTATATCTTCAATGCACTATTAAGTGGTTCACTATACGGTGGACTTCCTTCAAACAAGATTACCGCAATCGCTGGTGAATCCGCAACTGGTAAAACGTTCTTTGCATTAGGAATGGTAAAACAGTTTTTGGAAGACAACAAAGATGCTGCTGTAATCTATTTCGAGTCTGAATCCGCAATCTCTAAGGAGATGATTGAAGATAGAGGTATCGATTCTAACAGAGTTGTTATCGTACCTGTTGTCACAGTACAGGAATTCAGAACACAAGCAATCAGTATACTTGATAAGTATGCAGAAACCCCCGCTGACAAACGTCCACCTATGATGTTTTGTTTAGATTCACTTGGTATGTTATCAACTACTAAAGAAATCGAAGACACTGCAGATGGTAAAGAGACCAAAGACATGACTCGTGCCCAAATCACTAAGGGTGCTTTCAGAGTTCTTACTCTTAAACTTGGACGTGTTGGTGTTCCTATGATTGTAACTAACCACACATATGATGTGATTGGTTCTATGTTCCCACAGAAAGAAATGGGTGGTGGTAGTGGTCTTAAGTATGCCGCTTCATCTATCATCTATCTCTCGAAGAGAAAGGAGAAAGAAGGTACGGAAATCATTGGTAACATTATTCACTGTAAGAATGCTAAGTCAAGATTGACTGTAGAGAATAGAGTGGTTGATGTGAGATTATCCTATGATAAAGGACTGGATAGGTACTATGGTCTACTAGACATGGCACTTGCATTCGGTGTGTTTAAGAAGTCATCTACAAGAATTGAATTACCTAACGGTAAAACAGAGTTTGGAAAGACTATCAACAACAACCCCGAAAAATACTTCACAGAAGATGTGATGGAACAATTAGAAATACATGCACAGGAATACTTTAAATATGGACAAAGCGAGACTAGAAACGACAATACTGAAGAATCTGATTCTCAGTGATGAGTATTCACGGAAAGTGCTTCCTTTTATTAAGGAAGAGTATTTCAATGAACCCGATGAACAAGTTGTATACAAGGAAGTAGTATCATACTTCGATAAGTACAACAAATCCCCTACTGTTGAAGCACTTCTCATCAATCTAGACAACAACACATCATTGAATGATGGTGTGTTGAAACAGTCTAAATCAATTGTAAAGGATTTTACATCTTCAGATACTTCTGCTCCCGAGTGGTTAGTTGATGAGACGGAGAAATGGTGCAAGGATAGAGCAATCTATATTGCCGTCATGAACTCCATCGATGTATTGGATGAAAAAAATCAGAGGTCAAGAGGAGAAATACCCGAACTATTAAAGGATGCACTTTCCGTGTCTTTTGACACGAATATTGGTCACGACCAAATTGAAGATTCAGATGCTCGTTTTGAATTCTATCACACGGAAGAAGAGAAGATTCCGTTTGACTTAGAATACTTCAACAAGATTACCAAAGGTGGTCTTCCCAACAAGACACTGAATATTTGTCTTGCTGGTACAGGTGTTGGTAAGTCACTGTTCATGTGTCACATGGCAGCTGCTGGTCTTATGATGAACAAGAATGTACTATACATTACACTTGAAATGTCAGAAGAAAGGATTGCAGAACGTATCGATGCGAATGTCATGAACATTCCTATGAAGGAACTGCCTGACTTATCTAAGAAAATGTTTGATAAGAAGGTAGAGAAAGTAAGAAGTAAGACTAAAGGTAAACTAATCATTAAAGAGTATCCTACTGCATCCGCACACGTAGGACACTTCAGACACCTGTTACAGGAATTGCAACTGAAGAAAGACTTTTCACCCGATATGATTTTTGTAGATTACCTAAACATCTGTGCTAGTGCAAGGGTAAAACCAGGCGCTGGTGCAAACTCTTACACACTAGTAAAGAGTATTGCAGAAGAACTAAGAGGACTCGCAGTGGAGTTTGATGTACCAATCATGAGTGCAACACAGACAACACGTAGTGGTTATGGAAACAGTGACATTGAGTTGACTGATACATCCGAATCCTTTGGTCTACCTGCTACTGCAGACTTTATGTTTGCACTGATTACATCCGATGAACTAGAAGAACTAGACCAGTTGGTTGTAAAACAATTGAAGAATAGATACAATGACCCTACTGTATTCAAGAGGTTTGTTATTGGTATCGATAGAAGTCGTATGAAACTCTATGATTGTGAACAGGAAGCACAAACAGACTTACACGATGGTGAACAGTTGATTGATGATAGTATCCCTGTTGCAGATAGAGGAAGGAGTGAAAAGTTCAACGACTTTAAGTTTTGATTGTATAAATAGATATATATTATGAACAAGTCACTAGACCCAAATGAAGTAATCTCAACGTTGAAGAAGCGTATAGAGATAAAGAAGCAACTCAGAAATGCAAATGAGCTAGACCCAACTGAGGTTAAAAAACTTAACAAAAAAATGAGTGCAATCGAAGAGAAACTTAAATCTAAACCCCTTGCTAAGATATAAAATGCTATAAATAACATTATAGTTTAGGAGAAACCATGCCGTATACAGCACAACAAATTTCAGACCAAGAGAAAGTCGTACAAGACTTAGACGAAAAAATCAAATGGATTAACGATGAAAGTCATCATTTCACTGGTGGACGTGTATGTCCTTCAACCGAAAGTGCAATGACAAGAACAGAGTTTTGGGCTGCTTGGAGAACTGCAAATCCAAATGCTGTTACAGCAAATCCAGTTTATGGAACTGTGCCTGATGGTCTTCCAAATGCAGGCGAATGGGCTATTACAAGTTTTGATGAGAGTGGCGAAAACGCAACACTCATGTGGGACTACTGGCAACACGACATGTTCTATGATATCGGTTACGAACAAGCAGATTGGTCATCAACAGTCACATCTTTACAGAGTGATTTGACCGATGCACAGGCTTTGTTAACCACAATGCAAAACGACCCAGCATAAAAAACACCTAAATAGTAGACGAACACACATTAAAGGTGTATAATCTACTATTATGGCAGCGAAAAATCTACATTTAGAACACTTAGAGGACGAAATCATCAATCAAGGTATTGGTGGTGGTAGAGGTGCGATTAACTTTTTACAAGGTCTAAGAGACATGTTGAAAGGTAGTCAGAACTCTAGAGTGAATATGACGGTGAAGTGGGATGGAGCTCCCGCTATCTTCTGTGGTAAACATCCCGAAACAGGTCAATTCTTTGTTGCAAAGAAATCTTTGTTCAATAAGGAACCACTCTTTTACACTTCAGAACATGAAATCAATAATGCATCCGAACTCTCGGGACAACTCAAAGAAAAGTTTTTAACTTCATTCCAATGCTTATCTAAACTATCTTTTTCAGACATCCTACAGGGTGACTTGATGTACACTAACGATACGAAGATGCAGAAGATAGATGGCAAATCATACATAACATTCCAACCCAATACAATCATGTATGCAGTAGACATAGAATCAAAACTAGGTCAACAAATTGCAAGGTCTAAGATGGGTATAGTGTTTCACACTACTTACACTGGTTCTACAATTGAAGGTCTAAGTGCATCCTTTGGTGCAAAACTACCAAACGGAAGTAGTAGTGATGTGTGGATGGATGATGCTACATATAAAGATGTTAGTGGTAACAGTACGATGACTGCAAAAGAAACACTTGCATTGACTAAAGAGTTGACTGCAGTAGGTAAAGCATTCCATGGTATCACTAAGAAAGATTTAGAGAAGTTTAAAAAAATACAAGAAACTATTGCAAAGAAAGGTGCAGGCGCAACATACAAAACATATTGTAACGCACAAATTAGGGCGGGTTCATACAAACCAACATACAACGGTTATATGAAACACTTCGAAAACTACTGGAGAGATAAGGTAGTTGGTAAAGTCAAAACAGAGAAGACAAAACAAATCAAGCGAGAGATTGGTGAACAACTCTACGCTGAGTTACGGTCACTAAATAAATTTATAACAAACTTGACGAAGTTCATGGAACACTTGGTAGTTGCAAAACAGATTATAATTGTTGCACTAAATAGAGTAAAGAGTATAGGAACATTCAAAAGAACCGATAAAGGGTTCGAAGCAGTAAATCCCGAGGGATATGTTGCAATCGATAAAACAGGTAGTGCAGTTAAACTCGTAGATAGAATGGAGTTTGCATACAATAACTTCACTGCAATGAAGGCATGGGACAAGTAATGAAAAAGACATTCGGGAAATTTATGACTGAGGCAAAAGACAAAGGTGCTGTCTTTACCTTCGGTAGATTTAATCCACCAACAACTGGTCACGAGAAACTAGTAAAAAAACTTGCAAGTCAAAAATCATTTGGTGATGTGCTTCTATTCTCATCACATTCAAACGACCCTGTAAAAAATCCATTATCACATAAAGATAAGATTAAGTATCTAAAAGCATTCTTCGGCAGACAAGTAAACGTAATCGATGCAGATGTAAAACAGATTTTCCAAATCCTAACATTCTTACACGACAAGAAATACACTAAGATTAGAATGGTTGTAGGGTCAGATAGAGTAAAAGAATTCGATAACATTATCAACAAGTATAACTCAGTAAAAGGTAGACACGGTTTCTATAAATTCGATGAGATACAAGTAGTGTCTGCTGGTGAGAGAGACCCCGATATGGATGATGTTTCAGGCATGAGTGCAAGTAAAATGAGAGCATTTGCAGAGAAGGGTGACTTCGAATCATTCAAAGATGGTGTTCCTAAAACAGGCAAGAGACTTGCAGAGAAACTCTATAAGGATATCCGTAAAGGAATGGGTATTGCAGAAGGTACACTACCACACTATATGATGGAAGATTTGATTACAGAGGGAGTGTACGACCCAGGCACATTCAAAGCAGTTTTCTTTTCAGGTGGGCCTGGAAGTGGTAAATCAACAGTCGTAGATAAATTATCTTTAAAGGCACTTGGTCTTAAACTGGTCAATACCGATAAAGCATTTGAGAACGGACTTAAAAAGGCAGGGATGACACTTGACCTTAGAGGTGCTGACTTCACTAAAGTAGACCCTATTCGTGCAAGAGCAAAAGCAATCACTGGTAAGAACATGGATAGATATATCGAAGGTAGACTCGGTATGATATTTGACACTACTAGTGCAAACCTTACAAAAGTTAAAGCATACAAAGACATGTTAGATAAATTAGGATACGAATCTAAAATGATATTTGTGAATGCAAGTCTTGATAATGCTCAGAAAAGAAATCAAATGAGACCTAGAAAGTTGCCGCAAGAAATTGTAAAACAAGACTGGGATAAGGCGCAGAAAAATGCAAGAGACCTACATAAAATATTCGGTAAAGACTTTGTAGAGATTGCTAACGATGATGATTTCAAGACACTAGAAAGAAAAGCAACATCACTATATTCTAAATTGATGGGATGGACAACTAAATTCCCTTCAAACAAACCTGCTCTTAAATGGAAAGAACAAGAGTTGATGGCGAAAAAGAGATAAATAGTATTATGACACATAGATTAGAAACATTTTTGGAAGACCTTAAGAATCTTAAAGAAGATGCGGTTGCAGCTGCTGAGTTAAAGGCAAAACAGGCAGATGAGTTAGAACGTCTTAAGACTAAACATGAGACTGAACTCGAAGCATTACAAGACCGTCATGATAGAGAGAATGATAGACAAAAAGGTCAAGACGAAAAGGAAATGAAAGACGACCAAATCAAAGCGAAGAGAGACGCTGAGAGAAAGGCAAACGAAGAGTGGGAATCGGGTGAAGACACTATGCCTGATTTAGAAGAAGGTAAACTCGTTGCTGATGTGAGTATGATTCTTGATACCATTCTGAAAAAATTAAAAACCAAGTTAGAAACAGAAGTTAAGAAGAATCCCGAGAAAGGTGTTGGTATGATTAACACTGTTGGTGCTTTTGTTAACCATAAAGTCACAGATAAATCACAAACAAAGGGTAAATTGTTTCTTAAATTTGGTGATGTACACGAAGTTAAACAAGATAAAGACATTAAAGACCGTGAAGGTACACAACCTGCTAAGTATTATGCAAAAGATGCTGACGGTGATGAGATGTCGAAGTCAACTAAACAGGCACGTGCAAGACACTTTGCACAGAAGAAGTCTGGGCCTGCTCCAGGCGATGCAACGGCAGAAACTAAACCATCAAAACACACCAAGAAATTTAAGAAGATGTTTGGTGAAAGTGAGGTGGAAGAGAGTGCAGAAAAATCACTTGCTAAAAAGGCAGACAAATCGGGTATCGCAAAAGGTATCCTACAACAAGTTTACAATCGTGGAGTCGCCGCTTGGAAGACTGGTCATAGACCAGGCACAACGCCAGAGCAATGGGGACATGCTCGTGTTAACAGTTTTATAACTAAAGGAAAGGGTACTTGGGGCGGTGCAGACAAAGACCTCGCTAAAAAGGCGGGTGGTTAATGACGTTTGTTTGTGTGATGATTATCACAGTCGCAATAGTATTTACAGAATTGGAGAGTAGAAATGTCGGGAAATAAACATGATAATGGTGTACACGAGATAGGTACAGACGAAATTAGAAAGGCGTATCAAGAAGACACGCCTGGGCAATCTGTTGAAGAATACATAGAACAATCTCAGAAAGCATTTCACGAACAGAAAAAAAGAACAAGGAAACACTTCAGTCAAGTGTTTGATAATCCTTTAAAAGGTTTCCCTTACAACGAAGAAACTGAATAAATTATGAAGTCATTCCAAGAGTTAGCAGTAGATGAGACACTCTACTCATTACAAGAAACAAAGACTAACATCCTAGACAATCCGTTTAGATTGGGGTCACTCATGTATTTTGAGACCATCAAAGAAGCGAGAAAGTTAGTTAAAGAAGGTAAGTATAGACTTACTGAAGTTGATAGACATATTTTAGAGACTGATATCGGTGATTTTGAAGTGTATGAAGGAGAACTAGTACCACTTGATTGTCCTATGATAGTCGAAGAAAAAGAGAAAGACGTAGAACTCAACAAACCTAAAGTTGGTGGCCCAAAGAAATACTATGTTTATGTTAAAGACGGAGACAAAGTTAAGAAGGTAACATGGGGTGACACTACAGGTCTTAAAGTCAAGTTGGGTAACGAAAAAGCACGTAAATCATTCGCTGCTAGACACAAGTGTTCACAACAAAAAGATAAAACCTCTGCTGCCTATTGGGCATGTAGATTACCATATTATGCAAAACAGTTAGGACTATCCGATGGAGGTAGTTTTTACTGGTAAGGATTGATTATGACCAGTGACAAACCATATCACGACAAGTTAGAAGAACAACATGGTACTGGGTTACCATATATAATTAGGACTTTCAAAGAGTCTGTAGACCCGATGGAATTAATCTGGCACAGAGACAAGGAAAGTCGGCACATATCAATTCTCTCAGGTACGGATTGGAAGTTGCAATTAGATGATGAATTACCTGTTACACTTAAAATAGGAGGCGAATACTATATTCGTAAAGAACGTTATCATAGGGTCATTAAAGGAGAAGGTGACTTGGTGGTAAGGATAGAGAATATATAAATAATAGTACTATGAGTTATAAATCAGAAAACTGGAAAGAAAAACTAGAAGCAGTACGTAACTTTGGTCAGCAAGTAGAAGCGACTGAACACGATGCTGACGCTGAAATTAACGACCAAATAGAGGAAGAACTCAAGTTATTCTTCCAAGAAGAGGAAGAGACAATTGTCCTTGGTGAAGAGGGAATGGGCGATAAAATCGCAAAACTCTTTAGAATCAAAGACAAAAAGGCAGTTAATGGTATCGCTAATCTTCTAAACATGACGGACGTTAAAGTTCTTCAATCTATGCAGAAACAAAACCCCAAAGGATTCGAGAGAATGGCTAAAAAACTGGGTGAGTTGCCTGCGATGGAAGAAGTACAAGAAGAAAAACTTACAGTTGAGAAGACTATCGAAAAACTCACAGAAAAAAATATGTTGGGTAGACTTGCAAAATCTTTACGTTTAGATGAAGAAGGTAAAGAAAAAATGTTCGACTACTTCGAAAACGGGGAGTTAAAGCAATAATGAAATTCACATCTATGGGCTTATCCGAAGACCTACTTAACACAACGGAAGCAGTACTCGCCATGGAAGGCGAATATGAAGTGTTCTTCAAAGCAGCACTTAAAAAGTTTGGTGTAAATTCACCTGCTGATTTCAAATCAGACGAAGAGAAAAAGAAGTTCTTTGACTATGTCGATAAGAACTACAAGGGTGAGAAGGAAGAAGAAGTCAAAGAAGGAAAAGCAAAAGTTTCAAAAAAGTATCTAAAGTTGGGTGATTGTTCATACGACAAGAGAAAAAAAGTTGAGGAAGACAACTCAAAAAAGCAAGATGATTTTGTTGCGTACAAGTACAAATCAGCATCACTCAACAAAATCAAAGCAGACATAAAAAAACTCATGAAAGATGAGAAAGATTTTCCCGAGTCACAAAAATCAGGCAAGATGTTACTCAAAGTTATGGATAACATTGTCCTCGCAAATGACGATGGTGTGCCTATGATGACTGATAAATTCCAAAAAGAAATATCCAAAGCATATTTTGGCGATACTATGTGGAGAGAAGAAGTCGCATCTATTATCATCAAACATGATGACAATTTAGCATCAGCAATATTTGGAGTGTAACATGAATCTTTTCCAAGAGTTAAAAGAAAAGAAAATTCTAGATAAAGATGGAAAGGTTGATGCCCTGGGCCCATACGGTAAACAAAAACTTACAGGTCAAGAAGTCGCATCATACTTTAAAAAGAATAAAGTATCAGATGCTAAAGTTAAAAGGGCAGTAGAAGTTGCACTTGACTTAGGTGGTGCAATGGATGTTGCACGTAAAGAAATTAAAAAGTTTTTTGGTGACAAAATACTTAAAACAAAAGAAGTTCAGACTGCATTAAGATATGCAAATGAATCTGTAGTCACCGAAATGACTCATAGACTTGTATTTGATAAAGCAGCAAACCTTGATAAGGCTGAAAAGATTGCACAGAAATTAGGTTTGAAAACCGATAGTGAGACACAAAGCAAGTACTATTACTTAAGTGTCAATGATGGTGGTAACACTTCAAACTTTGTAAAGTTTCTAAAACAAACAGACGGTCTTACAGAAGAAGTAGTCAATGAAGTACATAAGTCCTCATTGGCAATTAACCCTAAAACAGTAAAACAATCTAAACCATTGTTTCAAAAAATTGCAAAGAAACTTGGTGTTGAATTGGAATTTGGTATTGATGGCCATTTCCCAAGTGTTTTACAAGTAAAAGCAAAATCAGCACAAGCATCAAAAGGTTTTTATGATGCAGTCGGTAAGGATAAAAAACTAATGAAACTAATAGACCACGTAGAACACGATGCAGAAGCTATACTAGAGAACTACAGAGTTCTTGCAAAACACGGTATGGGTACAGAGACCAAGAATTCAATCAGAGTAGGAACTGAGATTGATTATTACCGTGCTGACGGTGCTAAGTACATGGGTAAAGTCATTAAGATGACTGCAAAAACTTATATTGTTAAAGACGATAAGAATGGTAAGAACTACCAGTTCACTTATCATGATAGAGTTAAAGCAAAGAAATACCTCAAACAAGGTGACAATCCTGCTCAACAGGCTGCAATCGCAATCGCAAAGAAAGAAAAGGAAAAGAAAAATGTCATGGATTCCTACAGACAAATGTGGGAAGATGCAGTTACTTTGGATGAAGCAGTAGCAGACATTACTGTAGACCCTAAAAACAGAATCAACAGTGGTCAACAACAAGGTTACCACGGTATGGAAATTGCAAAACAAGCAAGAAGAATGGGTTTGAAATCCGCTGTAATGCATAAACATGTCAGAATCAAAGGTAGTAAGAAAGACGTTAATGATTTCTTAAGATTAGTTATCGGTAAATCAAGATACGGTGACCCTACAGAAAAAGATATGTCTACACCACAAGTAGATAAGATGCTGACTAAGGGGTTAAAGTAATGTCTAAGAACCTATTTGAAACATACAAGGACATGAATCAATTAGAAGAAGCAAGAATTGCTAATTATAA